GAGCTGCGGAAAGAGGAGTTCCAGACAACATTAGAATGAAGACTGCTGTTGAGGAAGTGGAGGCTAAATATCAAGATTCTATTAATGATCTTAAGAGGTTTATTTTGGAGCTTGAGGCTAATAGAGGTAATGCTGGATTGGCTCTGAGGGAGGCTGCTGAATCTATTAATAGCATGAGTGATGACGTTGTAAGATCAGTACCAGATTTGTATGAATCAGCTAAAGGTGAGATGAAGAATCGAATTGACAATGCTCTTCAGGATCAGACAGCCCTGGACTATTACGATATACTCGACGCTCAAACCCGTATTCAAACAGAGGCGGGTAAAGTAAGAGAGTATGTTATGTCTGGAGATATAAACAATCCAACTCTAAATAAAATATTCCTTGAAACACCTGATTCAGATAGGTTCTACGTTTCAGAGATTCAATCTGACTTTGTTCAAAAGTCTAGTGGTGGTAAGTCAGGAGAAATGAATGTTAGATCTTCTGTTGTTGACTCGAAGAATACCACCCAAAAAGGTCAGCGTATGGAGCTAGACTCTTTTCAAAAGAACTGGAGGACAAAAACCATTCAGCAAGCCGTACTTCAAGGACGTAAGGCTGGTAAGAATGAGATCCTATTCCCGACGTACAAAACGGCAGACAAGATTCAGGCGTGGAGTGGTTCTATGGACACTGGCGAAGAAGGAGCAGGAAATAGAATTACCTACCAGGGTATGGATAAGCATATCCGAAAGGCTACTGGTATAAAACCATACAAGGTTGTCGACTCTCAGGGTAACGAGTGGTGGGCTGTTAAGCTCGATCCAAACCAGAAGTATGAGTTCCCAGACTTCAAGCATGGTGGTCGATTCCGTTTGAGGAAAAGATGATATATTTGCAATATGGCTACACTTACGGTATCGATTCAAGAAGAGATTACCATTAACGGTAAGGATAGGGGGAATACAAACAGTATTAGTATTACCTCTGTAACCGAAACCTTCAATAGAGTTCTCACGGCTTCAGCCACAGAACAAAACATCATTGAGTTTCAGGCTACCAATCCATCGGGTGGTGCTCTTGCTAACGGTACTTGTCAGTACTTGAGAGTCACCAACCTTGATTCTTCTAACAACGTTGACTTAAGGATTCAAACTTCTACAGATACAAAGGAGTATCTGGTTAGAATTGGTGCTCTTGAATCATTCATCTTGTTCAATGACACGATGGATGTAAATGCCACCACAGCAGATCTCGATGGAGTTATCGATCTCGATCAGATTGAAGTGATTAAAGCTAAAGTACCTACGGCTTCTACAGCTGACATTGAAATCTTCGCAGTAGCAACATGAGAACTAGATTTAGAGACGGAGGCCTTTACTATATGGGCGGTAAGTATGGAGGGGGTGGTATGTACCCATCTTTCCAGGGTGCTGGCCAGTTTAATGGGAACGGCAACGGTGACCCCAAAAAGATTAAGAGCGCTAACACCAACAATATTGACTTCAACTCTGGAGACGACACTGTAAAGAGCACTCGGACTTACACCGAGGGTCCAACTACTGGTGAATTCACTGACTTTGCTCCAGTCCCTGCTTACAGAAAAGCCATGAAGCAGGGAAAGGAAATATCGGCGACAGAGGCACTTCTCGACAGACTCAGCCAGGGTAAGGTTCAAACTCGACTTGTTGACGAGAAAGGAAGGGAGATTAAAGATGAAAGTGACTACACTAGATTTATCGAAAGGCAAAAAGAGGCTCTAAAAAAAGGTTTTTCCTCAGGAGATATTGATAGGAAGACATTTGAAAAACAATATGAGCTCCTCCAGGGTGAGGCATCTGCATTCCCAGAGTACGTTCAGGCACAAGGTGAAAATGAAGCTACTAGGAATATATATGGGCGTGTCTCTGAATCGAAAGACCCTGAAGCTGTAGTAGAAAAGCGTCTTGAGGGTGAGTCTCATTGGTTTAATAAAAATGACCCTAAGTTTGGTCCAGGCGGATTTAACGTTCACAACCCAGGCCACGTTATGGAGTATCAAATGATGTACAATCAGCTAGCTGCTCCTGGTGAAGAGATTACGGTTGACGGAAAGTGGGGTGAGCAAACTCAGTCGGCAACAGTCCCAATTAGAGAGTCTGAAAGAGAGGAGCTAGCTGGCGGCGTTGATCCCGAACTCGAAATGAGGCTTTATCAAGAAAAGCCTTCAGGTGGCTGGGATCAAGAGGAGACTGGCGGAGGTGGCAGTCGTGGAGGGGGATATGGTGGATACACCACTGGCCGTGTGCGTAAAGGCGGCGGCGGAGGCGGTGGGGGTTGCGTAGGCAAGTCATGTGCTGCCTACGGTAGAGCTGGCGGAGGTAGGTACAACCTTGGTGGCATCATGAAAACCAAGTTTAAGGACGGTGGTGTCTACTATATGAGATAATCATGCAAGTAAGAAAGAAAACATCATCTAAAAATGCCACCATGTCTTTTGATGGAGGTGGTAAATACCCAGGCTGGCGTAAGGACAGAAGAAAAGCTAGACAAGCTAAGCGCCAAAGGAGAAGACTTGAGAGACAGTTGGGAAGAAGTTGTCGGGGTGGTTCCTGCTTCGCTAACTGATAATGAATAAGCACTACTTCAACCCTATCCGTAAAAGGAAAGACCCTGGAGTAGAAAACGAAAAAAGACGCTTAAATAATGAAGCTGTCAAAAAATCTGTCACTCGCCGAGGTGACAAAAAGCATAACGGCTAATCGATTAGGAATAAACAACACACCAGACGATGAGTGGATTATCGGGAATCTCAAAGCGATTGCAAAGCATGTATTTCAGCCTGTTAGGGACGCTTTCGGGTGCCCTATATACGTGTCGTCAGGCTATAGGTCGCCTGAGCTCAACCGTGCTATCGGTGGGTCGAAGCGCAGTCAGCATGTGGAGGGAAGAGCACTTGATCTGGACGCAGACGTATTCGGACACTGTACAAACAGTCAGATCTTCAACTGGCTACGAGAGAACGTTGAGTTTGATCAAATGGTGTGGGAATTTGGTGATGACGATAATCCTGATTGGGTTCACGTCTCTTTCGTTTATGATGGGGTTAATCGTAAAAGGTGTCTCCGAGCTCGTCGTGATGACGAGGGAAAAGTTTATTACGAAGTAATGTTTGGAAAATCGCTCTGATATGCTTGGGATACACAACGACTTAGTTCACCACGACCACATTGACTTGTACACTGGTATTATTGATTTGCCAGAAGGTGCTACTGCGGGATATTCTGTTAGGAGGATTTCATCAACTTACTTTGGACCAGGAGTAAGAGTTATAAACTCTTCAAATGTTGAGCAGGATATTAAGTTTTTGCAAAACGGAAACCTTGACACCGTAACTATGGAGGCCCACTGCGGAGGTGGAGACGGCCACGTGACGGTGTGGTACGATCAAACGGGCCTGGGGAACCATCTTGCTCAAACCACAGCAGGTCTCAGACCTAAGATCGTTAGTAGCGGAACCACAATAACAAACCCTGACAACGGCAAGGTGGCTCTTGAGTTCGCTGGAGACTGTATGAAAAAAGAGTCTATCACTCTTTTTCCTTCTGGCACAACTGGTTTGGCTCAGTGCGTTTCTGTCGTTAAAGCTGACAGTGGTATATCTTCTAGAAACAATTTGTTTAACATTCAGGGTACGGGCTTTGCCCCAAAACTTCTTGAGTCTTATGTCATTCCAAGTGGCGCCGACACAGGGTGGCAGATAGCATCTAGTAGTAATGTTGGAGCTTCTGCATACATACCTTCTGACCTTTATGACAGTTATGTACACATAGTTGAAGTTTTTGTGTCTAACCTTAGGGCTGGATTTAACGGAGACACAGGTAATCAGGGCGTGGGCGCGGGCTCAACAACAGGCGCTGAAGACATTCATCTAGGTAGCGATGAAAGTGGATCAAATAGATTTAACGGATTTGTTCAGGAGTTCATCATGTACAACGTTGGATCTACCATACCAGAAGCTACTATTGAAGGTGTTTCTGATGCCATGAACGCCTATTACGGAGTGTACTAAAACTATGGAAGAAGAATTTGACGACATTAGCTTCTTGGATCAAGACAAGCTCAAGAAGCAAGAAGAAAAGATTGAGAAAGGTGAGATCACCTGCAACATAGATAACCCCGAAGACTGCGAGAGCTGTAGCGGTTAATTACTTCTCTAACCTATTGTAAAAAGCCTGAACAAACATTCGGGCTTTTTGCGTTATGGCGTACCTCACTCTGTAGTTGTACTTAGTTTCTTCTCTGAAAAGGTGATCTTCTCTGGTTTGAGACGGGGTCATCTTGTCAAAGTGTTTGTAGATATACCCTTCTTTCATAAGCGGGTACACGATCCGCTCACCTATCTTTCCAGGGGAGTACCCAAACTCTTCTGCTGCGTACTTCAAAGTCCAGAACTCAAGATCATACGCCCATAGCAGGAAGTATATCTCAGTCTGGAACAGGATGCCTTTGTTTTTTTCCTTAACTAACTCTTTCCTAAGGTTTTTGAGGTAGTTCTTGTTTACGTATCTTTGGTTAAGACGTGAGCTCTCACGGAAGAGCTTTTTTTTGGAAACCTCACTTTTAGGCATTGAAATGGATTTAGATAACTACAAAGATATGGAGAGAGAAGGCTTTTTGTTCGAAATTCAAAGGCTGGCACTTGAGATTGAGCACGTCATCGATAAGTACGGTGTTCGCGGTGAGGTGATGTCTTTGATGATCATTGGCCTTATCGATGAGCTACCAGAGGGGCATCAGTTGAAGGCTGTTTATGGTTACAATTTGAATAGCAGGGACGAATTGGATGAATTGGTTAACTTTGCACAAGAATCCTACGAGCCCGACGAACCAGACATTGATGGTCTAATTGAAGGGCTTGGTATAAGCCTAAATTAAATGGAAGGAGTTATTAGAAAAATTATCATTGGGAGAGACCCCAAGGATGCTATGGCGTACTACGTCGGCATGAGGGCAGGTAAGAACACTGTCAGCGCTATTGTAAATGACGAAGCTTTTCTCTACAGACACGGGAAGAATCGATACCTCGTATACCTCGAAGAAGAGGATGGGGGGAACGTGCTTTGGAAGTCTGTTGATGACATGCCCTGTATTATTGAATTTGATTTAAATTTTTAAGATGAGCACGAAGTCAAAGGGTTTGGGTGACACCGTAGAAAAGATCACCACAGCAACTGGATTGAAGAAACTTGTAGAGCGCATGTCTGAGGACTGCGGCTGCGAGGAGAGAAAAGAGTACTTGAACAAGAAGTTCCCGTACAAGAAATGAGGTCCCTAAATATGTTTATCGTTGAGCTGGACAAACCAATCAACGATACAATCTCCACTAAGAGTGGGATTGAATTGTACATCAACACCGAGTATGAAGGCGGTGAGTTTAAGTACAGAGTTACTGACGGTCCAGTAATTGCCACCCCAGCTAAGTACAACACCCCTGTAGAGGTGGGGGATACTCTGTATTTCCACCATCTTGTTGTCATGCAAGGGGGTCAAAAGCTTACGGGTGTTGAGAACAGCTACTTCGTAAAGTTTGATCCAGAGTTTGCTGTAAACAATCAAGCCATAGCCTACAAAAACAAAAAGGGTAAGATCACTCCGCTTGATGGCTGGAGCTTGTTGCTCCCTGTAGAGGAGGAGGAAGAAGACGATGGGGTTATTGAAGTTGTGTCTCTTAATGAGAAGCTCCCAACGAAGGGTCGTGTTGCATTCGACTCAAAGTACCTGAAGGCTCATGGAGTCAAGAAGGGGGATGTTGTTTGCTTCAAGCAGAACAGAGACTATCGTATTAAAATCGACGGGAAAGAGTACTACAGAACCCGCGTTGAAGACTTGATGTATGTCGAGGAAGAAGTTCACGACGATTGAGGCTGCCCAGAGGCTTATGTCCTCGATGGAAGTGGCCATCAACAATATGATTGACGAGGTTAAGAAGCCAGTCGATCCAGAAGCTGGTGGTGCTGCACGTAAGGCTGAATTGCAGTCAATTAAGCAGACGGCCACTGATTGTAAAGAACTGCTGATAGAGCGTCAGCGTCTAGAACAAATGATTAAAGACCTACAAGACAATGGAGGGATCGAAGAAGCCAAAGACTACAGCGGAGGTTTCGCTGAAAGATTCTCTAAGTAACTGGCAGGAGCTTGTTGCTAGATTTGAAGAGTCCAGAATAAAGAGGGATTACATGTTCTGGGACGATATGTGGAACGAGGGTTAGGGGGGGGACTATATATGTGTCCACTTTTCGGCGAGTATCTCCTCAAGCTTATACCTTGTAGAAAGAGTAACTGGTTACATGTGGGTTCAAGTCCCACCTCGCCGACTTTAGTATATTTGCATTATGGCCAGAGTTAAAAAGCGGGACTACAAAAAAGAGTATGCTAAGTACGGAAGTGGCGGTAAAGCCAAAAGATACAGAGCAACACTTAATCGCATTGCTAGAAGACTCGGTGTATATGGAAATGGAGACGGTCTAGACAATGCTCATGTAGGCACCTCTGATAGAACAACACCTCAGCCAGAATCTCAAAACAGAGCAAATAACAGACCCAGAAGACGTAGAAGCAGATGAGACTTAGAAAAACACCAGGAGAAAGGGGTGCTGCCAGAAGAGCTCGTCGGGCTGAAAGAAGACGTGGTAGGGTTACTGAGAAACAAGGTACACAACAGGAGGCCGAAGAGTTCGAAAAAGATTTTGGGTATCCCGTTGCAGGAGCTTTTAGGCCAAGGGAGAGAGATATTACAATATTCCCTGGGGCTGACGATTCCGTTCGTGAGCATGAATTTGTACACTCAGAGCAGTATGGACCACTTCGGGCTCTTTTGGATGCCCCCAGAGTTCAAGACCCTGCTACCCGCCGAGCTGCGAGAGGGATAACCAGAAGAATGCCTCAAGAGGTCTACGATAAGCTAATTCTTCCTCCTTCAGATGTCGATCCATCAGCTACATTTTATGCTGATCGAAAGGGTGAGTTTAGCCCTCTTAAGTTCATGATAGATAGCCCTATTGAGTTTGAGGCTATAGTCAGAGCTGGAGCAAACTCTCCATATGTCAAAGACATTGACTTCAATCAAGACTTTGACACCATTGTGGCTGATCTGTTCGCTCTACCTGAAAATCAAACAGACACAAATGTTAGGCTTCTTAGGTCCTCTATGGCAGAGGCAAAATTAGATGATCGACAAAAAGATTTGTTTTTAAGATCAATTCGATCTAACTTGCGCCCATGAAGTATATCGCCATTTTAATTTCAATTTCATTTTTGTTCGCTAGCTGTGCCCCTCATTCAACCATCAGCAAGCACAAGAGATATCACAACTGGAAACAAGAAGGTCCAGAATTCCCTTCTATTGGGAACCTCGGTTACAACGATAGTTGCGAGGATCTAAACAACTGCTGATATTCAGCCTGCGCTCGTAGCTCAGTTGGATAGAGCATCTGCCTTCTAAGCAGACGGTCACAGGTTCGAATCCTGTCGGGCGTACAATTCAATTTATGAGCAACTTAATAGACATAGAGGAGTATGAACACCCAGCGATTGCCATTTGTCCCAAGGGTACGAAAGGTGAGACTGTCGAGCTTGGTGGGTTGGTCATTGTTCTTCCCTCTAAGCCCCCCAAGAAGCAGATTTCAGGACATGACCTCCCAAAGCGTATGCAAATGTGGGAGAAGAAGCCTATGCCTGCAGAGCTGTCTAGGATTAAGTCTATGGATGAGTGGCTCGAAATGCCAAGGGAATTTAGACAGAAGTTTCATCCGTATATCGAAGAGGAGTTTAGGCGTAGGCGTGAGGGTTTTTGGTTTTATAACAACGGTACACCTACATATATTACGGGGCGTCACTACATGATGCTTCAGTGGACGAAGTTCGATATAGGGAATCCTTCGTATCTTGCGTTTCAGCGGGACATTTTTTTACACATGGCTGCGTGTGAGGCCGACCCCCGCTGTATAGGCCAACTTTACACCAAGTGCCGTCGTTCAGGATACACCAATATCTGTGCATCAGTATTGGTAGATGAGGCCACACAGGTCAAAGACAAGCTCTTAGGCATCCAATCTAAGACGGGTAAAGACGCGCAGGAAAATATCTTCATGAAGAAGGTTGTGCAGATGTTTAGGCATTACCCCTTCTTCTTTAAACCCATTCAAGATGGTACCACAAACCCACGCATGGAGCTGGCTTTTCGCGAGCCGAGTAAGAGAATCACGAAGAACAATAAGACTTCGCAGAAGGGCGAGGCTCTTAATACGGTAATCAACTGGAAGAACACCACGAACAACGCTTACGATGGTGAAAAACTTCATATATTGTACCTCGATGAGGCTGGAAAATGGGAAAAACCTACAGACATAAGAGACGCCTGGAGGATTCAGAGGACCTGTTTGATCGTAGGTCGAAAAATCGTAGGAAAGGCTCTGGTGGGAAGCACCGTAAACCCCATGGACAAAGGGGGGAAAGAGTACAAGGATTTATGGAGGGATTCGAATCCAAACGAAAGAAACGCAAATGGAAGGACGAGGACTGGACTGTATAGACTGTTCATCCCAGCCTACGAATCCCTAGAGGGGTTTTTTGATCCATACGGGAACCCTGTAGTAGAAGATCCAGAAAAGCCAGTCGATGGTTTGGACGGGGAACCTATCTACCAGGGGTCTAAAACTTATCTCAAGAACGAGCGTCAGGCACTTATTGAAGATGCCTCTGAGCTCAACGAGGTAATCAGGCAGTTCCCATTTACAACGGATGAAGCGTTTAGAGACAGTATTGAAAGCACTCTGTTCAACATATCTAAGATATACGAACAGATTCAGTACAATGATGATCTATACCCAAATCCAGTAGTCGTAGGCAACTTTGTTTGGAAGAACGGGGAGAAGGATACAGAGGTTGTATTTAAGCCAGATCCCAATGGTAGGTTTCATGTCGCTTGGATGCCTCCAGATGAGCTGAGAAACAAAAAGAAAGAGGAGAGAGGTAAGCGTATTGCGCCTAACTCACACATCGGTGTCGGAGGTGTTGACTCGTATGACTTAGATGCAACCGTAGACGGTCGAGGGTCTAAAGGTGCCCTGCACCTCTACAATAGATTCAACATGGAGCACCCTTCGAATATGTTTGTCGTTGAGTACGCCTCAAGGCCACCTCTCGCAAAGAT